ACCCTCGGCCTTGGCTGGCAAGATAGTAATTCTAGGATTACCGTATCTGTCAGCCATTAGTAGAACATCAGTTCCACCGTCAGCCTTGAAGAAACTCCACTTATGTAGTGGCATTTTCTTCGCCTTACTAAGTTCCTGAGCCTTAACGTACAGTTCCTTAGCGTTAGTTGAATTCCAAGCGCCGTTTAGGTCGCGCTTCAGGGCAATCTCACCCTTGGTGTTAGCAACTAGGCTAACATTACCTTCAAAGATTCTACTCATGTAGACCTCCAGTTGTTACTCTGTAATCCCGCAGAGTGTTCGGGTATCAACGTTTTGTTGATGATTTAACTATGGATTAAATTTACAGTATTGTCAAGTATGCCCCTTTTATGCCACTTATACGCGCCTTATATTTTGACTATTGGATTAATGGCAGGGGGGGTACATGGACACGCGACCGACCCCTCCCCCCCATATAAGTAAACCTCACATAACAAGACCCAAAAAATCCAAGTGTAAAGTTTCACTTGCGCTTGACAGCTCGGTAATTTTAGGCATAATGTTTTAGTTATGGACACTATACCTTTGAAACATACAAAGTGGTCTGACCGGTTTGCCTTCGATACAGCGCTTATGCTAGAAGGCAGCGGAGAGACTTTAGACGAAGTAAAAGATCGGCATAATATTACTGCCGAAGATATACTTACGTTTAATAAAGATCCTATATTTCTTAAGAAGGTAACTTCCTATAGAGATGAGATTAAAGAAAAAGGCATGACTTTCAAATTGAAAGCTCGTGCTCAAGCAGAAGAACTACTAACAACCTCTTGGAGTTTAATCCACAGTCCAGATACTTCGGCTGCGGTTAAAGCTGACCTTATTAAATCCACAGTTAAGTGGGGTGGGCTTGAACCTAAGGGTGACGTTACAACGGAGGGTGCAGGTGGAGGAGTTAAAATTACAATCAATCTCGGAGGACAAGAACATCCAGCAACTGTTATTGACGCTGAAGCAGTTGAAGACGCAACAGCGATTGGAAGTTCTTAAAAAATTTACGGGTTCATACGAAGGTAGTAAGTCAACATCATTTGACACTATCTCAGACTATGATAATTTCACTTACAAATTAGTAAAACTAGGTATATCCTACAGAACTAAAATTCTGAAAAGAAAGAATATACCAACGCAGTATATAGTTATACTGTTAGAAAAGGAGGAAGCATGATTATATTTGGTCATACGCCTCGGGAATGGACGAGACGAGTAAGGTATCATAAGAAACCTATCATCGCTTGTATTGTTAGTTTCATTCTTGGCGCGGTTATTTTCTAATGGATATTGATTACACCCCTACAAAGACGTGTAAAGAATTTATGGCATCTGATTCAAAGATGCGTGTACTCATGGGGCCTGTTGGTTCGGGTAAATCAGTAGCCAGTTGTTTTGAAGTAATACGTCGAGCATCACAACAGGCTCCTAACAAACAAGGTATTCGTAAATCACGAGTAGCTATTGTCCGTGAAACTGCACGTCAGTTGCAGGATACGACAATTAAAACTTTTTTAGATTGGTTTCCAACGGGAGTGTGTGGAAACTTTATGCGTACTACTAAAACTTTTTTCTTTAAAGTTGGTGATGTTGAGTGTGAAGTAATGTTTCGTGCACTTGATGATGCTGACGATGTTGCAAACTTAAACTCACTTGAATTAACATTCGCATGGTTTAACGAGTGTAGAGATATTCATCCGGATATTATGGACGCGATGTCAAAACGTATTGGCCGTTTTCCATCTGCTAAAGATGGTGGGCCATCATGGTTTGGTATGTGGGGTGACACTAACCCCCCGACTATGGATACTTGGTGGTATTATCAAATGGAAGGACTTGATTCTAAAGATGGAGTTAGTCCTAATGATAACGGGTGGCAAGTATTTAAGCAGCCATCAGGTCGTAGTCCACACGCAGAAAATATAGAAAATTTACCTGAAGGTTATTATGATACTCAAGGTAGGTCAGATGAATACATTCGAGTTTATGTAGACGGGGAATACGGGTTAAGTTCTGCGGGACAACCTGTGTATAAGTATTTTAGACCAGACTACCATATTGCGGGGCAAACTCTACGTCCAGTTATAAATGGTGTACGTCCAATCGTAATTGGTATGGATTTAGGCTTGACACCAGCGGCAGTAATAGGGCAACAAGATCCTCGCGGACGGACGTTGATTCTTGATGAGGCAGTAAGTTTCGATATGGGCATACAGCGTTTCGTCCGCACCATACTTAAACCATTAATCTTTGAACGGTTTACCGGGGCACCTGTTATGGTTATCTGCGATCCAGCAGGTATACAACGTGCTCAAACTGATGAACGATCAGCAGTAGATATTATTAAAGCAGAAGGTCTGCGTGTAATGCCAGCTAAAACAAATAGCGTGTCAGCACGTTTGTCTTCAGTTGATGATTACTTAATGCGGCAGGTAGACGGCGATGCAGCTTTTCTACTTGATCCAAAATGTACATGGCTTAAAGCAGCAATGATGGGTGGATACAGATTCCACAAAAAGAATGGCAACATAGAGAAAAATAAACATTCACATGTTGCAGAAGCGCTACAATATCTTATGCTGCATATTAATCACGCGAGTGATGCAGCATATACTTTACAGAAAAGACCAGTCAAAAGGGTTGCGGCAACGGGTTGGACTTGATATAATTCGCCTGTCACTTGATGTTTCATTCATGTTACTCCTTGTAGCCCCTGCTGGTTTGCCCCTAGCGGGGGTTACTTTTATGTTAGACAAACACAAACTTGTGTGTATACTATGATGTAATATATACTTATTGGAGGTTGTTTATGACTGATAGAGAGATGAAACTGCGAGAACAATATTTTGATGGGCCAGCTTCTGACAGTATGAGCCTTATGCAGTTTTTTCTGTCAAAAGGTTTTGACCCTAGAAAAGAAGCAGCAAAAAGAACCGGTGGTGGAACAGTACCAAAATATAAAGATGGTGGTCTAGTACCAAAACAATTTAAAGGTTTTGCTAAGTTACCAGAGTCTGTTCAAAAGAAGATAGATCCAAAGTTGGCAAAAAAGGTTTAGGAGGTTATTATGAAAGGAAGTTGTGGTCAAGGTAAACCTTACATGAAAATTGAGTTACCAGTTAGGGAATACAAAGACGGCGGTGTAGTTTACACTGATAAGAATGATCCTGATGATAAAGTTAAAATGAAGGATCTTGAAGTTGTTGAAAAAAAGAATAAAGATAAAGAGAAAAAATATTAGAGGTATAATACGGTAATGCTACAAGTAATCGATAATGCGACTCTTGTTAAGCAAGAGAAAGAGTTACGAGACAAAGCGCTCGCTGATCGTCAGGCGGATAGCGTTGTACTTGGTATTACATCTCATCTACGAACATGTTGGGACGCAGCTAAGCGTTCTAAGAAACCACTTGAAACAGTTATGCTCAAAGCTTTACGTCAACGTAATGGTGAGTATGAAGCAGATAAATTACAACAGATTCATCAGCAAGGCGGTTCTGACATCTACATGATGATAACAGAAGTTAAGTGTCGTGCTGCTGAAAGTTGGTTGCGTGACATTCTTCTTGACCAAGGAACTCCCCCTTGGGATCTGCAACCAACACCTATTCCAGATTTGTCTCCTGACCAAACTGCAGAACTACAAAATGTATTTGCAGCAGAAGTTGTGAAGATGATTGAGCAACATCAGAAAGCACCAACACCTGATGACATTGCTGAAATGAAAGAGATGTTAACACAAGATTATAGATTTAAACTTTTGCAAGATGCAGATAACCGTGCAAGAAAAATGAAAGTAAAAATTTCAGATCAGTTTGCACAAGGTGGTTGGGGAGAATCATTTAACGATTTTATTACAGACATGGTTACTTATCCATGTGCTTTTTTGAAAGGCCCTGTTGTTCGTAGGCAACGTAAGTTAGTTTACACAAAAGATGAAATGGGTAGAACTACTGTAGAAGCTGGTGAAGTTATTGCTCCAGAATTTGAAAGAGTTGATCCATTTAAAATATATCCAGAACCCGGTATTACTAATATACGGGATGGATATTTATTTGAACATCATCCACTAAGTCGTACTGAACTTGCAGATATGATTGGAGTTCCCGGTTACGATGAAGATGCAATTAGAAAAGTTTTAGAAGTTGGTAACGGTCAATCATGGATCAACGAAGATGTTGAGATGATGAAAGACGAAGAAGAACGTAAGTTCCATACCGAGTCTAGACCTACCGACATTTATGACGCTCTAGAGTTCTGGGGTAAAGTCAGCGGTAAGATGCTTGTCGAATGGGGAATGGACGAAGAAGAAATTGAAGATCAAGCTCGTGAGTATGATGCTAATGTTTGGATTGTAGGTAACTATGTTATCAAAGCAGTTCTTAACTATGATCCCCTTGGTGAAAAACCTTACGCCAAAACTTCCTTTATTAAGTCTCCGGGGGCGTTTTGGGGTAAGGGGATTCCCGAAATTATTGAAGATATACAAGGTGTATGTAACGCATCAGCTCGTGCATTAATTAATAACATGGGTATTTCATCAGGCCCTCAAGTTGAAGTAAACCTTGAACGTATTCCACCTAATGAAGATATTACTCAATTACATCCTTGGAAGATATGGCAAGTAACTAATGATCCGTTTGGTTCTAGTTCTCCTGCAGTCCGATTTACACAACCAGACGATAACGCTAATACGTTAATGGGTGTATA